ATGAAACTCAACAAATCTACTGTTGATGCTATTCCATTAACTGAAAAAGGTCAAAAAATATATAGAGATGCAGAACTAATCGGTTTTGCAGTTCGGGTAACTAATAAAAGTAAAACCTATATTGTTGAAAGGAGGCATGAAGGTGAACTCTATCGAGTGACAATTGGCAAAACTACCGATATTCCTGCAACAAATGCTCGAGCAAAAGCTCAGATGATTCTGGCGAAAATTTCAAACAATGAATATGAAAAGCCTATCAAATTAAAGAATGTTGCTAATCCTTTAGATATTACAGTGAATGAAGCCCTTCAAATTTGTATTGATAGAAATGACTTTAGACCAAAAACAATTAGGCAGTACCGTAAGTACTTTGATTTATATTTGGGGTGGGGCAATAAAAAGCTTTTCCAGATATCTAAGCAAGAAGTATTGGATCGATTTATTGAGGTATCAGAAGTAAGTGAGTCGTCAGCAAATGGTGCTGTATCTCTTTTAGGTACCTTATGGAAGTATATTCATGTTCTTTATTCAACAGATGAGAACCCGATCCTTAAAAGTAATCCAGTTGACATTATTTCCGTAACAAGAGGTTGGAATAAAATAGCAAGTAGGGATAGACATCTCCATAAAGACATCATTCACAAATATTACAATGCGGTGCTTCATTATGAAGATGAGTTGAATCTGGAAAATACTGCTAGGTCAAACACGCATCGGGATATCGTATTGATGTGCATGTATACGGGATGCCGTAAACAGGAGGCATGTTGTCTAAAGTGGGCTGATGTAGATATTAAAAATGGTACTTTAACTTTTAGAGATACCAAAAATGGTTCAGATCATACTTTTCCTATTGGTGATCATCTACACAGTATTTTGCGTGAACGTTGGTTATTAAGAGAAAACGATTGGGTTTTCCCAGCTACTAAGATGCCTACTTCGTGGAATATGCATGCGACTAAGGTAGATACATTATTGAATAGAGTGGGTAAAGAAGTTGACTATTACGTTTCAATGCATGATTTCCGCCGTACATTTGCCACTATATGCAACCTTTTAAGATTTAATATTTATGTGACAAAAAGACTTCTTAATCACACGGCTAAACCAAGAATTGATGTGACAGGTGGATATGTTCAAATTCCAGATGAGGAATTAAGAGCTTCAATGAACATGATTGAAGCGGTGTATCAAGGCAAGATTGATTGCTTTAATTACCAATCTGTTTGGGCAGAAAGATTAAAAGAAATAAAGGCGGTTTAACCGCCTTAAACTGTTGCAAGCTGTGCTGTATTAAGCACAGTCTTGCTTTGCTCATATTTCAAAACGTCTTTCTTTTTATATGAAACACGTCTCCCAATTTTCGAGAAAGGCAGTGATGATTGATCACAACGCATTCTAGCTAATGTCCAAGGCGAGCAATCTAAATAAAGTGCTACAACCTCTTGAGGAAACTTCTGTTCTTCATTAGCCATTATGAAGCGATCCAAATATTCTTGTTGCTCTGCATCAGATAGATTTCTCAGATCTTTTAACATTTACTCCTCCTTACTTTCCGCTTTAACTTCTAATTGAGTACCCTCATAGGTGCCGTCACCCCCACAATTCAGACAATGTGTATACATGCCTAAACCATCCCCATCAGGACAGAAGTTTTCAGGTAATGACTCGTTTAGAAATACGGTGCCCCCAATTGGCTTTGTGTGAATATGAGGGGCAAGACCGTAATAGGGGTAAATGCATTCACCATTTCCATCATCACAAAAATCACATGTTTTAACTTTTACTTCACTCATCCATTAGCTCCTCAACTCATTACGTTCTTTCTTCAATTGACGCAAAAGGTTGTGAAGAGTAACGGTTACAGCTTTATCTAAACTTTTGGTTGAATGAAACTCTGCTAGTTGAGAAAGCGCTAAACCAAAAATGTGGTATGCAAAAACCTTTGCAGCCTCAGGATTATTTTTGAGAAGCTCTTCAGTACTTGGACAAATGATTTTTTCAAAAATATGAACAGCTACCTGATCCGGAGTACCTTCAATACAGCTAGGGCTCAAATTAACTTCACCAATAACTTTGCTCATTGTTGAGAATCCTCACTTAAAATTTCCCATTCACCCCAATCGCCCAAATAACCAGATTTTGAAATGCTTGTTGTAATCACTTGACCATCATCACAAGTTACTTTCATTCGATTGGCATCTATGCGAACAGCTTTATAAACAACATCCATTTGTAAATTTGCTGGTAAAGGACTTGAGCCATTTACAGATTTAATTCTTACTTCCATTTTTAAGCCCTCAAATATTCTTCTTTAGTCCACTCAACAAACTCTTTATAAAGTTGTTGTGCCGGTTTATTTAATCGATTGTGATAGTCGATCGTTATGCGGCGCCAAGCGACTGGTACCGCATAATGTTTGGTTAGAAACATTGCTTGATCCATGCCTTGCCGGACTATTACGTAGCCCAGCAATTGCAAGTAGTACATAAAACCAAGCATGTGTTTTTGGCTCACTTTCTTGTACTGATCTTTCATATTAGAGGCCATCCTCTAAAAGATATGCTGGTTCATGAGCGGCCGCATTGAGTTGACTACGGCGCTTTTTGGCCATATTCCATAAGGTTTTATGAACGTCTTGATGGCGTGAAGGAATTTCTAACTCTAATTCTTCAAGCGTTTTTAGATCTGCCGCATATTGGAGGCGGACGATTAAAGGTGATAATCCATCATCTTCTTGTTTTGTTTGCTTTAACTCTGCAAGGCGTTTGTGCATTTCATTTAATAGTGGCTTACGTTGTTCCTCCGTCCATTTAGTGGTGTAACGGATAACACTATTAACTTCTTCAGGGGTATGAAAGTTCTGGATGCTTTGAACTAATGATTCATAATTTTCAGGCATTGAAATGGTTGCCACTTCATCATTTGCTTGCGCATCTAAATCAGAAAAAACTTGTTCACTAGCTGTATCAGCAGCATCCATTTCAATAAAATCGAGTTCAATTAATCGTTCTTGCTTAGCCAGATTTATTTGGTCAATTTGCTCTTGAGTAAAGCCTTCTTTTTCAAGATTCGCACAAGTTGAATCTAGCTCTTTTTCTGACTGGCAAATACGGATTGCATCAAGCAAAATTTCAAATTGGGCATTAACATTCGGCTTAATATTAATTTCGTTAGTAACTGGAGTTAATAGGTCTTCGGAAGCTGTGACATTAGTTTGTTCTGTAATAACAATCGCTGGCTGTTTATCTGCAGGGAAAACTTCAGAAGGTATTACTTTTGCCACTGGCTCAGCTTTTGATTTTTTGCCTCTCTGTTTTTTAGGTTCCTCACCAAGACGAATAACACTTAAATCATTGTTGATTTCAATACCGAGTGCTTTTGAAAAAGCTTTTAATTGAAGCTTGGCGTTTTCTGCATCACGTTGAACGAAGCCACTGTTAATAGAATCAATTAATGCGTTAGTTTTGAAATCTAAAACATAGACCGTAGGTGAATATGTACTGATTACAAAAACTTCCTGACCGTCTTCATACTCATCAATAGTTAATGGCTTTGTGAATGTAATGCCAGCCAGTTCAATAGTTTCGATTTTGATGCAGAATTCAAAACCCGGTTTGCCAAAAACAGAAGCGGGGAATTGATCTAAATCGGCAAAGTCCAACATGTCTCCGGCTGGACGACATAGAACAGTTTTACCGTTTTGAAGAGCTGCAAATGCTTCAGCTGCAGTTAGTAAGTTAGACATAAATAGCTCTCCTTTTAGTGATGTAACGACTGTTGTTGCTGAACTTGCTGAGGATTGTTTTTAGGTGCCCAACCCATCTGATCGGCACGTGCTTGGCATGCTCTATTGATACCCGCCTCATACGTAGTACCTTTAAACTTCTTAATCGCAGCATTTAAGATGTTGGTGTCTGGTGCATCTTTAATTGCTTTTAATGCATCTTGATATAGTTGGTCCTGAGTACGAGGCGGCTTCTGGTTACCACCCTGAGCGATTGTCTGATTATTTTGATTTGTATTTTGACCTGCTGGGGTAGAGGCATTTTGCTCTAGATAGGCATAGTCATAGTTGTATAGATATTTACTTCCATCAAAATTACCGAGGTAGACATCAGCTGCCACACCAATAGCTTTAAACGCTACACCAAGAGCATCAGTAACGGCCTTTTTATAACCTTCATCAATCGCTACTAATTTGCCCTTTTGAACTTCAACAATTGCTGAACCGCCGTTGCCGAAAAATTCCTCACCCCAAACACCATCAATCTTGGTTTTTACTGCTACTTCAGCAAAAGCCATAATGGTTCCATCTGGAGCAGTTTCAGACCATAAACGTACATGTCTATAAGTCCAGCCATGACCAACGGGACCAAAGGCCTGAGTCATAGCCATTAATCGCCATTGAGGGTTAATATCTGATTTACCTTTTAAATAACCAAACTCAATTTTTTTAAGAAAATTGGTAGGCGTTTGCTTAACTGCATTCCAGATATGTAAGTTGTCTTTTGAGTTTTCAGTTGTCATTTTTCTTATCCTCATCTAGAGCCGGTGAAGCCGCGTTTTTGCTTGTAAGCTTTGCGGTCATAAGTAGGGATATTTGTTTCACGCAGTTTTATAGCGAGCTGCTTTCTGCGCTGAAAATCGATTTCTTGGGTGAGTTCATTCCAAACTTTTGGATAAGAAGTTTGGAACCTGAACACATTTAAAGGCGTCTTAACTCCGTCTTTAACTTTGTAAAGAACTGAGCCATTAGCATTAGATGCGTACACTTGCCAGCCAATGCGAACAGAGTAGAGGCCCTTATCATCACGGCCTAAAAATGACTTGTAGCCGTCAGGGTGCTTTTTGAAATTAGACATGTTCAGCCTCCACCAACTTGTTACGTTCGATGAAGCCTTTTAGAAGGCCATTGATGTTGCGGATGTCTTCAAATTCGGTGAAATCGTTATATGACTTACCGTTAATATCAGTGATTTCATTTACAGTGAGTTGAGTAATATCAACAGCAGTGAATTCAGAACCCGGAACGCCGTAACTGTCTGGATGAGCTTCAAAATCAAAGCTAACGTTTAAACGGAAGCTATTTAATTTAATTACAGCAACGCCAGAATGTTTACCTGTGATTTTTGCGGTTAAAACACCGTAAGTACTTGATTGAGTTTTAGGGGTGAAAAGAGTAGGTGCTTCTTTTGTTTGGAAAGCTGGTTGCAATTGGCAAGCAACTAAAGAACCACCAGAGATTGCAAGAGCAGCCATGCTGACAAATGCAAATGAGTTGAAAGGAGGAGCTTTTACATTCATAATTAACCTCATGTAAGTGGAAAGCCCTGATTGCCGTGGAAAGTTGTCAGGGCTTTTTGCTGTTCATGAGAAAAAATATACCTGCAAGGTAAAATAAAGTAAATACCTGTGAGGTGAAATTATTCCTATTTTTTTCTACTCATAAGGTGGAATACAAATTTTAGACAATAAAAAACCCACATATTGTGGGTCCAATATTTCAAAATAATTAAGTTAATTGCTAACTAAATTGCTTTTGGATGATGCTGTTTATGCTGACTAGGAGGAACAATATCTGTAATAGCAGTGATACTTTCAACCTCTTCCATATCAAAAGTTAGTCTTTCTCCGCCATTTACAGCTAAAAGATTTAAAACTCCGTTATGTATTCCAATAAACTCTTTGATTGTACATCTTCCATCTTTTAAACAAACCTGAACAAATTCGCTTGGAGTCAACTCTGCATCTGGATCACAAACTACATACCAACCATTTCTTATAGCTGGGTACATAGAGTCTCCAGTACCTTTTATTGCATACGCACGATCCCCCGCAGTATGAGTAGGGACATAACCATCCCCAGCATTTCCCTCATAACCCATGTCTGTAAAATAACCGTCCATTCCCATTTTGCTATATGCCTTAACTGGAACCCATCTTTTTGAAATAAATAAAGGTTTTTCAATGAAATTAGAGAAGATAACAGCATCTTCACTATCAGGAATATTATATTTTTTCTTAAATTCATCTATATCGAATTGCTTGAATCCAAGTGAGTCTTTTTGAGGGTTAGATTCATTTTGAATAGCTGATTGGTCTAAATATCCACGCGGTTTATTAAATGCTTCTTCAATTTTTAAGGCAGTTTCATCACCAATATTCTTAGTTGGATTCTTGCCAATATATTGACTCAATAACCCATAAGCCATTTCGATTTTATCGGCGAATTCAGAACGAGATAGCCCCGATTCCTTCATTAACTTCCTTGTATTAGCAAGTCTAATTTCATGAATAGTCTTTAATTCACTCATTTTGTAATTCACCTCTAGCGCTGAACTCAAAAATACCTAATGGGTAGAAAAAATAAATAGCCTAACAGGTTGTATTTTATTTACCTTGTGGGTATATTTATTAAATATATTTACCATTGAGGTGTATTAATGCTTACTCTTCATAGCTACTGGCGGGGATTAAGTGAGAGTGAACGTATCAAGTTCTGCAAAGAAGCAGAAGTTACTTATGGATATATGGAAACTCACCTAATCCATGGCCGTAAAAAACCAAGAATGGAAACCATTCAAAAAATGGTAGACGCAAGCGATCAAAAACTAACTCACAAAAGCTTATTTGAATTCTTTTTAGGAACATCAAAAACAGCTTAGGAAACAACATGAACAAATTATCCGTTGATATATCTGCAAGTGCCAGAAATGACGTCTCTCGTATATTGCATGGCCTTGATATAAGCAATCAAAAAGAGATTGCTGAACATTTAAAGGTTGATCCAAGCACTATTACTCGGCTTAAAACAGACAAGAAAAACAATGGTTTGAATGAGATTGAAATGTTTTGCGAGCTATTGAGTTTGCTTGGATTAAAAGACGTTCCTAAAGATTACCAGAGCATTGATAAGGAACGTGTTGCTGCACTTTTAGTCATGTCTAAAAGTTGGATGAACCGTATAGAAACAGTTGATGACCTATTTCATGACGAAATCAGCGGAAAGAAAGAAAAGCTTGGATATTAAAAAAGCCTGATCTGGGAAATCAGGCTTCTAGGCATTCAAATGAGGTGAATCAAATGAACACAAATAATCTATCAAATCAACAGCAAATAATCCAGAGCTGGTTTGAGCCGGCTCTCCACACACTTAAAGCATTAATCAAAAAGTGTGAAGAGAACCTAGAGCGAGTTAAAGCTGACAAGAAAAATGCCGCCGTAAAGAGAGATGACTTTAAAGAAACTTTAGTCCGTCAACATCGTATTACGTATAACCATGCTGAGGAAATTATTAGAAGCCTTAGCCGTGCTGATCGTATTCGCTTCTTGGGTAGCACATACATTCAGATTAAAGAAGGCGGTGAAGCATGAATAATATGAATCAACCTTTAATCCGCTACCACGGTGGGAAGTTTCGGCTAGCACCTTGGGTATTAAGCCATTTCCCAAACCATACTTGTTATACAGAAGCATTTGGTGGGGCAGCAGGGGTATTACTCCAAAAACCACGAGCTTATGCTGAAGTCTATAACGACCTTGATGGTGAAATCGTCAATTTATTTCGAGTGCTCAGAAACGAAGAGCACCGAAATATATTAATTGAACAATTGGTTTTTACTCCTTATTCAAGGGATGACTTTCAAGAAGCATGGGAAACATGTGACGATCCTATTGAAAAAGCACGCCGTTTAATTATCCGAGCACAAATGGGTTTCGGTTCTGCAGGTGCTACTAAAGGAATTACTGGATTTAGGATTGATACAAAAAGGGCATATGGCACCGCCCAATCATTATGGATGACCTATCCAAATCATTTGGCAATTGTTGGAGAGAGATTATCTGGTGTTCTTATTGAGAATCGTCCAGCGATTCAAGTGCTTCAAGATCATGATAATTCGGAAACTCTTCACTATGTAGATCCACCCTATGTTCATGAAACACGTTATTCAGGTGCTAAGAATGGACGTGTTTATCGTCATGAAATGTCTGACCAAGACCATGAAGAACTCTTAAAAGTTTTACTCGAGCTAGAAGGCAAAGTGATTGTTTCTGGCTATCCGAGTGAACTTTACAACGACTATTTAGCCAAGTGGAAACGTGTTGAAACAAGTGCACGTATCTCATCAGGGCGTGGGACTGATGTCCGCACAGAATGCCTTTGGATTTCTCCAAATGCGCAACACCAAGATTTATTTGGAGGCATCCATGTATAAATATTTACATCATATCAGCGACTTTATGGTTGCTACAGCGCACCTTAGCCCAGTTGAAGAGTGCTTTTATCGCCGTGCTCTCGATTTTTATTATTTGAATGAAAAACCATTACCCAAAGAAACCCAGTCGGTTTTTCGTCGGTTACGTGCAAATACCCAAGAAGAAAGGGATGCAGTATTAATTGTGCTGCAAGAGTTTTTTGTGGAAGAGGAAGACGGGTTTCACAACAAACGTTGTGATTCAGAAATCGCCGCTTATCAAAAAGTAGGGGATAAAAATCGTGAAAATGGTAAGAAAGGTGGGCGTCCACGTAAGGAAAAACCAAAAGAAAACCAAAGTGAAGGCGACTCGGTTAATTCTGAAAACCCACAAAAACCCAGTGGGTTAATTTTGGGTTCTGAAAGTGAAAGCCAAAAAAACCTTAACCATAAACCGTTAACCGATAACCAATATATAGATAGTAGTAGTAATGCGCGTGAAGAAAATTCGCAATTAACTCCAATTCAATTTGCTCAGTATCAGATCGATGATCACAAGCGTTATTCAATGCGTGAATTCATTTCTGAATACTCAGAGTTTCAATACGATTTCATTTCACTTGCTCAACAAAGATTCGTTTCGGTACCTGAAATCGACTTGAGAACCATGATTCAAAACTTCGGGGACTGGTATTTTGCAAACGAATCAAGTTCGTTGAATACACCAAGCATCTGGCTGGTTAAGTGGTTCTCTTGGGTTCAAAACAACGAGAAACAAGTCGCTGCTAACCGCAAGAAGCAAGAGCAAATCTCTATAGCTGGGCAAAAATCACAAGAGCCGGGTTACTTCTCCAATCTTTTTGAGGAACAAAATGAATCTCAAATTTTGGATGTAACCCCAGCAAAAAAGTTTCCAATGATTGAGGAGGTAGGTCATGCATGAGATTACCTTGAACGAAGTGCGTCAATTAATCGCTTCTCTTCGCACTGTTTACGCTGCTCAGTTCAATAAGCAATTTCCAGCAACAGGCGAAAGTGCAATTCCTCTGTCAGTAGTTGAGCAAATTGCACTTAAAACACTGGTTGGCGTTCAACAAAATCAATTTAACAACGCGCTTGCTCGATTACTTACAGCAGGTGGGCGTTTTATGCCGTCATTTGCTGAATTTCGCACCTGGTGTATCGGTGAAAGTTGGATGTCTCCAGAGGAAGCTTGGTCACGTGCTTGTAAATTCACAGCAGACCGTACGGTGATCATTACCCAAATCACAAAGTATGCATTAGATGAAGTTATGTACTTGATCGAAGCCGGTCAAATGAGAGCAGCTCAAGATAATTTCTTCAGAACCTATAACGTGATGGTGGCTAAAGCTCAGTTAAAAGGCCGTCAGCAAGAGTTTTACACACCGCCGTTACAACTAGAGCATAAAGAACCTGAACACACTCCAGTAAGCAATGATGAAGCACAAAAGCATCTCAAATCTTTGATGGAACGGTTAAAGATTAATGGCCGTAAACCTGCACCAGTACAAAAACTTGAGGCAAAAGAAAAAGAGCCTGAACTTGCAAAAGAATTAGGTCCAGATCCTTTCGACAATCCGCATGAATACGCAGAGATGTGTCGCCGAGAAGGTATGCCGATACCTAGAAATATTCAGCAGTTAATTGATGGGGCGAATGTATGAATAAATTCGAGATTTTAGCGTGGGGGTTACTCATTTCATTTTTCACAGCTTCTATTTGTGGGGCGGTGGTTTTGTGGTGGTTTGCAAGAAAGGAGGTCGTTGAAGAATGAGTTCAATGAGCCTTGCCGATTACAAACGTCTTTATGCAAAACGAAGTAGCAAAACTAAGCGCCGTGCTTCAGTAAAAAAAGAACGAGTTGTAAGTGAAGGCGAGGCAACGCTTGTACAACATTTAAAAACACACAAGATCAGTTTTGAACAGGAATACAAATTCCATCCAACACGTAAATGGAGAGCAGATTTTTTAATAACGGGTACAAAGATTTTAATTGAGGTAGAAGGCGGGATCTGGAGCGGAGGCCGTCACACAAGAGGCAAGGGCTATTTAGGGGATATGGAGAAATACAACTCCGCAGCAATGATGGGTTTTACAGTTTTACGGTTCAGCACAGAGCAAGTGAAAGCAGGCGTGGCGATTAAACAAATTGAGCAATTGGTAGGTGAAAAATGAGTGCAGTTTTAAAAACACAACAAATGGATTGGTCTAAATATACTATTGACGGTTGGTTAGAGCAGTTTGGCGCATGGTGTGAAACAGTTAGAATGAAAGGGGGTGATTTGCCAGATGGGCTTCATATCAATCAAATTTACTGGTTGATGCGTGAAGCTGGCAAAGAAGTACAAAAAAGTAAATCTTATATTCGATGTGAGATCAGTGATTATGAGGCGGATCAAATTCAAGCACTTTTACGAAGTCTATTAAATTCTGATAAAACAGATTTTACAACTAAGTTTGCATTAATTTGTTTAATTAAAAATAAGGTTGAAAATAAAGGATTGTTGAAGGTTGCTCAAGAAACAAACCAATCTAAAGCTCAGGTCGCAATTATGGTGAGTTGCGCTAGATTTTATTTATTAGGTCATGATAAAAGATTAAGACAAAATGGAGGTTCAAATGAAAACATACACTGTAAAACTATATGAAGGCGTTAGTCGGGAGAAAGTTAATGAAACTTTGAAATACTACCCTGATTATTTTGGTAAAATATCAATAATTACAAATGTAATTAATAATAAATTGCAATTAACACTAAAAGCATTTGAAGGAATCGACGTTATAACTGCCAATGATCTAATGATTAAA